GACCAATTGTGTTCTGATGTTTACGAATAACGTCATATGTGCATACGTTCTGTTACGAAATCATCCTAGACGAATCGTGTATGCTTTTTTTCGCAATTCGTAACGTATTTGATACCAGATTGGATGAAAACTGCTATGCCTATACGTGAACTGTTACGAAATTCGAAGCTACGCTATCTGTCACGATGTTACGATATCCATACAAAAACCCATAGGTGGATAGCCTATCTGTTACGAAATCCGTTCATGGGAACCCATTTGGTTGAAGAGTCCGTTAATATAAGGGCGGCCAGAAAGAAATCTGCGCACAACTTTTTCAAAAATCAGAAACTAATATTCTTTATAGTGCTCGTTAATTTTCGTCTGTGAAGCCTAAAGGCTTTAAGTTGGCTGCGTTCCGCTAGCCAAGGCACAGACTTCAACCTTTATAAATTCTTAGAAAACCGCTGTTAACCATAAGCACATAGTACTCTGGAGTGCAGCAGTTCTGCCGAAGGGACTACTTCAGGAAACTCGCCAATAATTCAAAATTCCTGCTTACTAATTAATATATATACTTAATATATTTAAGTAGTTATTAGTAGAGTTATCAGCATAATAATCAAAAATCGCAGTTAACCTTTAGAACTTAGCTTTCTAGGAACGCAAATCCCTGGAAGGACGATACCTTAGGAAGAGGAACACAAAATAAAGGAACGCTTAGTTATTAATATTCAATATACTGATATAATACTGATGTACTTAGTGTTTAGTTGTTAATCACTGCTTAACGCAGTTCATCAGGAAGTTACGTTCCGTTACGCTACGCTACACTACACTACACTTCCATCCTAACTGCTATAAAGATATATACTATATAAGGCTTGTAATAGAATTAAAACAAATATTAAACATCGGCTAGGCTAATATTGACAACACTAGAGATTACTGATATAATATATATTACTGGAGGGGAGCGGGAAGGGGTTTCAATTTAACAAAGTCCTCCCCGACCTAATTAAGTAACTCTTTTCTCCGTGCGGCTAGACAGTCAAGTGTATTCCTCACTTGCTGACTAGGCTCTTCTTCAGTACGAAAGAACTCATTGGTCTATTAAGGTCTCCTTTTGTAGGCTTTCCCTTTTTAGCAGGTGGGTTTTTTCTTTGTCAAAATTCATATTCTTACTCTATTGACAATCCGTAGCGCGGTGTGATACGTTTAAGGTATGATTACTAAACGTGAAGGAAAGAGCGAGAAAAATCTCGCAGTCCTTGAAGATACACGGAACCTTTGTGGTGCATTAACTAATGATGGTAACAAATGCCTTCATGTGAAAGGTTTTAATACCGACCACGTTGGAGAAGGTAGATGTTATCAACATGAAAACTTTGTTAATGGCACTCAGATTACTGCCTATGAGATACCTGCCATCAAAGAGAGGATGGAAGAGTTTCTCTATGATAAGGACATGTACACTCTTGACCGTGAGATAGCTATGCTACGGGCATATCTTGAGTTGTACAAGCAACACTTAGCGGTATTCAAAGATTTGACTGCATCCGAACTTCAAGTATTAGGTATAACATTTACTCCTAGTGATTTGAACTCAGCAATTAATACAACAACCAAAACAATTGCTACATTAATCAAAACTAAGAGTGAAATAGAGATAGCTAGGAAGTTCGTTATACCTCTCAATGTCGTTCAAATGATGTTTGGAAAGGTAGCGGAAATCATAGACCACGAGATAGAGGATGTCGAGTTGAAGAATCGTATAGGTAATCGACTTGGCAATATTATGCTTAATGGTTAATCAGCCTCAAATAGACGTTTCAACAGAGAACGTTGAAAAGCTAACTAACATCTTTAAAGGTGTACAGGAACGAGTTAGTGTTGACGAAGAAGTAATGACTGTTCGTAATACTCTTAAAGCTTTCAATGAGTACCTTTACGATGAAAAAAATAACATTCACCATAATGAGCTTTGTGACGCTCTAGATACGGGTGAGGACGTTGCGGCTGTTATTCCACGTAATAGTGCTAAGTCTACTATTGCTAGCACTCGTTATCCTTCCTATAGGCTTGGCCATGATAGGGGTGTACGAGTAATAATGGGTTCTCATACTGCTGTTCTAGCTCAGTCGTTTGCTCGTAGTATGGAAGCTATATTCGAAGACGAAAAGTTCAAACTACTATTTGGACAAATGAAGCCACCTGGCTCTATGACTTATCTAAAATGGAATGAAACTGAGAAGATGGTCATAGATAGACCTAACCGAAACAAGTTAGGATATAGGATAGATGCTAAAGACGCTAATATCTTTGCAGTTGGAGTTGGTGGTGCCGTTGTGGGTCGTCGTGCTGACCTTATCATTCTTGACGACATTATTGATAGGGATTCTGTAAAGACTGAAGCTCAGTTAACTGACACTAAATTTTGGTTTTCTGAAGAGCTTAAAGGTTGTAGACACGCTCATACACAAACAGTTATAGTGGGCAGTCGATGGAACGCCAGAGACATATATATAGAGATAATGTCTACTATGGCTATCAACGGAGCAACCATAACAGGTAATATGGTAGAAGAAGTACTTGATCAAATGAGACGTTTCCGAGAATTAGAAAATGAGATGAACGCATAATGGCTGAAAGACCTTCAGGACTATACGACCCTAATTATCGACCAAAGAAACAAATTGAGGTTAGGGGTACTAGCGACCCGAAAGAGTTTGCCTGGAAGTGTCCCATTTGTGGGACTGTTAATATAGAAATGAAGCGTTCATTTACTTCAAATCATCAATTCCAATGTGTAGGTCATGTTTGTGGATATAAGTTCGCAGTTGTCGGCCTACCAGATGATATGAGACATTGGATGCAAAATGAAGAGGCTACACCAAGTATAGATGTTAGACCAAGGATTACCAACAACTAGAAGGAAATCTAAAATACCACAGGACACGGGAGATATACGTGTACCTGTCTGGTCTTATGGAAAGTGTACCAAAAATTGTTCCAATCAAAATACAGACTTAGCAGATGGTTTATGCGTTAATTGTTGGGACAAGACATCAGACAAAGGTTTTGTAAACTCTAAAGTATTACATAGTCAACGAAAACGTAGAGCTAAAAAACTTAATGCCGGGCAAGATAGTAGTCTACAAGGCAATACAAGACGATAATACAAGCTATTGGCCTGAAGCTTTTCCAATTGATGTTTTAGAAGCTTGGAAGAATGAATTAGGGCCAATTTCCTTTGCCTCTCAATATCAGTCGTCACCTATTGACTTAATGGGTAATGAACTAAAGCTTGAGTGGTTACACTTTTACGACCATACTAATGAAATGCCACTATCCTTTGAGAAAATAGTGGCATTTATTGACCCTGCTATCAGTAAAACGAAGTCGTCTGACTTTTTCGCAATGGCTGTTGCTGGTAGAGCTAATAACCGAATTTATCTATTAGATTTACTTCGTACTAAAGCTCCTATTGAAGCACAATTGGATTACATTCACGATAAGTATGCTATTTGGCATGTTGACGAATTTGTTATAGAAGCTGGAGGACAACAGTTATATTTTGTTGAGTACATTCAAAAAGAAACTATGTACCATATTACTACACCTCCTGCCTCTTGGCATCGTTCAGATAAAAAGAATAAGTTCGAGGTTGCTGCCAACCACTTCAATGCCTCCAGAGCACTTTTACCTGGCAATAAAGACGACATCGGGCGTTGGGTTCCAATACAAGAGTTTCTCCCTTTTGTAGAAGAATGGACTCAATTCCCCGCAGGCTTACATGATGATACAATAGATGCTGTTGCAGGTGTAATATCTTCATTAATAGATAATACGATTCCTTATGGTATAATGGAACCTGGTACAGCAGAAGAGGCAATTGAATTTGCCAACCGTAGTCTTGTTAAAAGTAACAGGATATTAACTGATGAGGAAAAGAAAATACTTGAAAACTACTATGGTGACACTTCGCAAAGTAGTATCCGAAAGGTTGGCTTATTCCGACATGAATCAAAGCCTGATTTAAGGATGAATAGAAGAGATGGTTAGAAAACTTAATGCTGTTCAAAGAGTAGCACAGAGCATATTTAAGCTTAACCTTCCATATGGTACAACCGGACAAACTAACTTAGATGATGTTGAGAATATCGGTTGGACTCCTTTATCTGTTGGTCAACGTGACCTTCCAGCCTTTCAACAGGATAGGATGTTCGAGATTGCTTCCTACTTATACCGCAGAAACGCAATTGCACATCGGATTGTAGAAGTAATTAAAGCGTTCGTTGTTGGAGAAGGTATTATAGTTAAGGCTAGGGACTCTAATGTAGACAGAGTTGTTCAACGATTTATGAATAGCCGAAGGAATAATTGGCGTAAATATATTCGTGAACGAGTTGTTTCTCACTCTATTTACGGCGAAGCCTTAATGCCAGCTTATGTCAATGACATTAACGGTGCTGTTATTCTTGGTAATGGGCATCCTGCTGTGATTAAGCAGGTACTTCCAAATATACGAAATACCTTTGAGCCTGAACAGATTATAATTAAAGAGGGAAAGCAAGCTGATGGAACTCCAGTTTCTGAGCAGATACTTCAAGTAATTAAGGTTGTTACAGATACTAATAGTGACTCTTTTCTTAGATACGATGGAGATGCTTTCTTTTTTGCTATTAACAAGCCAATGGATAACCTTCGTGGTTCTTCTGATTTATTTGCTATAGCTGATTGGCTTGATATATATGAGCAATTTATGTTTAATAGGGCTGAACGTCAATCTTATATGAATACCTTTCTTTGGGATATTACCATAGAAGGAGCAAATTCAAGTGAGATTGATGAGCGAATGACAGATATGATACTTCAAGAACGTAATGCACGTTCTGGTAAGTTCTACGTTCATAACGAGAAAGAGAAACGTCAAGCTATTGCTCCTGAAATGCACTCAGATGATGCAGTTCAAGATTCTCAAAACTTTCTAAATATGATTATGGGTGGTACTGGTTTGTCCACTCAAGCTTTTGGAGACCCTTCTGGACGAGGACGACAAGCTTCTGGTGATGTTAATGAATGGGTGTTTAAGACATTATCAGATAGACAATACACTTGGCGAGATATGATTCTTGAAATTCTAGAATTCGTCATTGACCAAGCAGAGATACATAATGAGATAGATTCAGACTTAGATAGATATGTCGAAGTGTTCATGCCTAAAATATCTATGCGTGATATGCAACGCATGACTCAATCATTACGTAACCTTGGTGGGTTTATTGGTCAAGTAGGTAGAGCTGAAACTGTCCTTACACTTGAGGAACAAGACCAAAAACGTATTAAGAAGGTTATGCATAGCTTGTTAGACCATATAGACCATGAAAGTGGCCTAGCTATGATGAATGAAATGACAGACCCTGTGAGTGGTAATAACGCTGCTGAAGAAGATAGATTATCACAAAATGGCATTGGTGATAAGCCAAGACAAAGTAGACTCATCCAATTAAGTGCAGAGGACTTAGAAACTCTTAAGAAGTTTGAAACAGAAGAGTACAGTATTGAAGATAGGATTCTTCCTAATTTTGAACTAAAGGACTTATACAAACAAGGTCAAGAGGATGAACCAGAACTTGTTGAGGCTGACTAATGGCAAAACAACCTACAAACAAGGAACGCTTAGTAGCTGTTGAAATTTATACTAAGTTAGCAAATGAAAAAGCTGACAGATTAGCTGACGAGCTCAAAGAGGGTAGATTAGAGTCTAATACTAAGTTCGATAAAATCGAGACAGCAATTAACAATGTTCATCTTTCTTTAGACGACCATCGTAACGAGGTTAGGGATAGGCACGACTTTCAAAATGGAAATGGTAAAAGAACTAAAAGGGAAACTTTTAATGCTGGAGCGTTAGTTACAGCAGCTACTACGGGTGTATTAGTAGCTCTCTGGCAAATTCTTATACAGACAGGAAATTTGTAAATGGCAGTTAATATTACTTTTAACAAGCGTGGAATAAGTCTTGAGGCTAAACAAAGAGTCATTCACTCTCCGTCTGAAAAGATAACATATGTTCTTGATATGACTCCTTGGGGTATTGAGATTACTGGTACACCTACTATTCTAAAAGTAGTTGATATCTTAGACCCTACTGTTAATCTTGAATCTACTTTATTTTATAGTGGTGCTGCTTCTGAGACTGCTAACAATATTACTTTACCATTAATGCAAGATTTGACATTAGGTAAATTCTATAGAGTTCATGTTAATTTCTCAGATGGTACTGATACTTATGAAGCCACTTTTCTTATCGAGTGTCGCGTCTAGTAAAAATAGCCCAAATTAGGCACGAATCTGGTATTGACACCCGTAAACGAAACTTGATATAATATTACTTACAAATCTGAGAGAAAGGGTTATTCGGATACTTATGACAACTACCTCAGAAAAAATCGAGATTCTATCAGTAATAAGGGAGCATTGCCAATACTGTCCCGAAGATTTGGGAGCAGTTGCTCAAGCATTACTGGCTGTAGAAGATAAATTAGACTACTCAATGCGTTACTCGCTTGAGTACCTACTTCAAACATATGTAATAGCAAGAGCTCAAATGGAACCTGAAGGGTTGCAGAGTATTCTTGATAGGTTCCCCGTTCCTACTTCTGAAGGTGGGATAGAAGAGGCACTTGATACCGCACATGACAAACTTAGTCAAGAAGTACGTTCCGTTTCTCCTACGCCAGATTCCATTAGCAAGTTTGCAGACCTTCAAGAGAGTATTAGTAATCTCTCAAGAAGTAATAAACTGGCTCTTGCCAATGACAGAGAAAGTGATAACGAAGATACAGGAAACGGAAAAAAGCGAGCAGTAAAAAACAAGAAGGTTACTCCAGAAGAGGAGAAAGTTTCTGAGAGTAAGGACAAACCTAAAAACAAGAAAAATAAAATGCCTGACCTCAAAGAGGGTTTGGTTCCTACTGACCTTACTGGATTAGAAAACTTTCGTGAATCTTCCAGTGTTAAAAGTGGAATATCTCAAGATGGTTCAGTTTGGAATGTACGTCTTATAGTAGAAGGTCATACTGCATCTGGTAGATACTTTCCTGCTGACGTTCTCAGAGAGGCTATTCCGCTTTTCGAGGGAGCGCGTTCATATGTTAATCATCCCGATGAGAATTTTCAAGGTGGTGACAGACCTACTGAAAATCTAGTGGGCTGGTTTGAAAATGTTACACTAAAGGAGGGAGATGGTCTTTATGCCGATTGGCATATTTTAGCTCATTCTGGGAAGGATTACTTAAGGGAACAGCTAGTTGAGCTTCAAGAAGCTAACAAGTTGGATCTTATAGGTCTATCTTTACTAGGATTAGGTAAAAACTCCTTTAAACAAGTAGATGGCAAAACTGTTAAGTATTCAGAGGCTATTACAATGGTGCGTTCTGTAGACCTTGTAGATGTCCCTGGTGCTGGCGGAAAAGTACTAGAGGCTATTCGAGAGTCTGATGCACAAAAAATTAGGAGCGAAATTATGTCGTTAGAGACAATGACCGCAGAAGAGCTCAAAGAGGCTAATCCTACGCTTTATGAGGATATGCTAAGGATGTCACTTGCGGCAGCAGAAGCAGCTAAATCGGAAGGTGACTCTAAACCTGAACCTGAGCCAGAACCGGAACTCAAGCCGGATGAGAAACTTCGGGAATCTGGCAATGTAGATAAGACCTCTGCTAAAGAGCGAGTGGAGCTTCTACTTGACAGAATGGCGATTCGTGATAGTAACGATTTAGTTACTGAGAAAATCAAGGAGAGCAATCTTCCTGAGCCTCTACGCGAATCCTTGCGAAAGCAGTTTATTGGCAAGGTAGTAGATGATAAGGATGTTGATGAGCAAATCAGTATATACCGTGAAGCGGCTGCTGAAATGGCTCCAATAGGTAACAAGTCATTTGCTTTACCTTCCCAAGCGTATCTTATCGACGAAACTGATAAGATGCAAATTGCTATGGACAGACTGTTTGAGCTTCCTATTGCTGATGAGCACTCTAATATTCCTCGCTTGAGTGGTATTAGAGAAGCTTATGTAATGATGACAGGAGACTATGAGTTTACGTGGGGTGCTATTCCACTAGACGATAGAATCCGTGAAGGTGCTGGTTCTACTCCTACAGCCGCTAAAGTTGTTGGTGGTGGAACAGTTACCTTTGCTAACGTTCTAGGTGTCTCTATTAACCGTCGTCTACTTGCTCAATATCGCAGACAGGTAATGTGGTGGGAACCATTCACTACTATTACCACTTTGAATAACCTTAAACAGCAAGACCGTAACAGAGTTGAGTCTCTGGGTGCTCTTTCAGAGAGGACTACAGGTGGTGCTGAATATGCAGAGCTAACTTGGGCTGAGCAACTCCACCAGTTCACTCCTACAGAGTACGGAAACCTCGTCCCAATTGCTCAACGAGCTATAGTAGACGATGACCTTCGTGCCCTCACTCGCGCTGCTGATGAACTTGGTAGGTCTGCTGGAATTACCTTGAATGAATATGTCTCGAACTTGTTCACTCAAAATTCTGGTGATGGCCCTGTCTTTGTAGACACTGGACAAGATGGTGTCGCTGACGCTGGTACTGACAATGTGTTCCAAGGTAGTACAACTACTGAACATAACAATAGAATCACAAGCAACCTTAACAGGGCATCATTTAAGGATGCAGACCAACGTATTCGTATTATGTCAGACAAGTCTCAAAAGCGAATTGGTCTAACTCCTGCTCATCTGTTAATTCCGAATGAACTTCGTGAGACTGCACTCCAGATTCAGGGTTCACTATTAGTGCCTGACTCTGCTAACAACGCAAATAACATCTTTGCAAATACCTTTACTGTTATTGAGGTTCCTCAGTTTACTGATGTAAACAACTGGTACTTGATGTCAGGTAAAGACCAACTGGAAATGTTGGAAATGGGATTCTTGAATGGACGACGTGAGCCTGAGTTGTTCGTACAATCAGACCCTTTGATGGGAATGATGTTTACTCATGATGTCCTAAACTACAAGATACGACACCGCTATGGTGGTGGTTGGCTAGACTATCGTGGTTCAGTAGCCTCTATCGTAGCATAACAAGTAATTCCTGAGCTTGAGAGGATAGAGGTTGTGGTGTTGGGCCTCTATCCTCTCATAGAGGAGAAAGATATGGGTGCTCCAGTCGGAGAAATGATTGTCGTAGATGAAGGCACAGAATATGAAACTCGAGTTAGTGTTGTAGTCGTACAAGATGCTAGCTCTAATAGAGTTTCTCATTGTCTTGATATTTACGATAAATCAGGTACTCTTAAAGAAAGAGTTGGTTATAAGACAGGCATGGTTAGTGTAGACGGTTATTCTTTTAACGGTGACACTCTACTAAAACTGTCTATAGCTAGACGAGAAATGGTAGACGAATATGTTGCACAAGCTATGGAAGAAGTGCACGAGCATTAGACGAAGCGATTAAAGGATAGGTACCGACAATGACTATTACAGCTTACCCTAATGGAGTCTCTAGTTTTGGGATTCCTTTGTTAGGCTCAGGAGAAATTGTTACCACTGGTTCAATTTTCTTTGTAGACTCTGTAACTGGTAGTGATACCAATGATGGGAAAGACCCTACTCAAGCGTTAGCTACTATAGATGCAGCAGTTAACAAGTGTACTGCTGATAAAGGTGATTACGTCGTTGTAATGCCTAATCATGCTGAAAGCTTAGTATCTGACTCAGGTGTAGACATTGACGTAGCTGGTGTCACAGTTATAGGTCTAGGAAGTGGAGAAAACCGACCAACACTTACCTTTACTACTGCTGCTACTGCTGATTTTAAACTCGCTGCTGCTGACGTAACTGTAAAGAACATTTTGTTCAAAGCAGGAATTGATGCTCTGACTGGCCCGATTGAGATTAGCGCAGACGACTGTAAGTTCATTGATTGCGAGTATCGTGATGATGCGATAAACAACTATGAGACTACAGATGTCATTGTAACTGCTTCAACTCCATTAAGGATGATAATTGACCACTTCGTTTATCATTCTGATGGAGACTTAGGTGGAACCGCTCAACAAAGCATAATCCAGCTTAACGGTGCTGACCACGCTGTTATCAGAAATTGCTGGCTAGTAGCTTTTGCAGCTACGGGTATCATTGAAGATGCCACTACAAGTGACTCAATCCTCATAGACAACTGCGTTATTGAGAATCAAGAAACTGGCCCGACAGTAGCAGTTCTTTTGACAGCTACCACTAGCGGTACTATGAGAAATTGTCATATTAGAGTTGCATCTGGTACGACTTACATTACCGCTGCAAATGATATGCAATTCTACCAATGCTTCGGTGTTGGTGTAGATGCTGATTCAGGTGAAGTTGTTGGTGCTATCATTGGAGCATCAGTAGAAGGTAAGATTGATACTATCACCTCAGTTCTTTCTGGTGCTGCTGGTATTGCAACTTTTCCTGAGCCTGCTTCTCCCGCTGATGCTGTTTCTATGGCTGAAGCACTTTCATGGGTATCTGCTCGTAACTCTGTTCCGGGTGGAATTAACCCTCTGGGAAGTGTTTACTACGTAGCAGCTTCCGGTGGTAATGATTCTGCTACGGGTAATGGACTTGACCCGAATGAACCACTTGCTACTATAGCACAAGCGATAACTAATTCCTCTGCTGGAGATACAATTGTCCTTGGCCCAGGTACACACTCAGTAGATGTTTCTGCTGCTGCTTTGTCACCTAAAGCTGACACTAGATTTGTTACGGCAGTTGCACCTAAAGGTGGAAAGCCTACTACAATAATTACACATGATGCTGATGATGGTGCAGACCTTGTGCTGTTAGATGTTGATGGTGTAGTGTTCGAAGGTATTGAGTTCCTGTTAGTAGCTGGAGGTACTACAGCACTTCGAACTGTAGCTATATCTCAAACTACAGCAGTTGTTGGAGCACACTTTATTGACTGTTGGTTTGACCTTAACGACGTAAATGTATCTAACATCTTTGCTATTGCAATTAATGATGCTACTAACGCGACTACTGGAGTAGTCATTAAAAATTGCCGCTTCCACGGTGGTTCAGGTACTGTTGGTCAGGTTAGTTACATCCAAATTGGAGTTGGAGGGTTACTGCAAAGCCTGATTGAGGATTGTGTCTTTGAGTTAGAATCTGCTGACGCTGACTGCTATGGCTTAGACTTCCTCGATAACGCGGCTGCGGCTAATAAGTCTTACGCTAACATAATCCGTCGAAACAGCTTTATAGGGCCACTGGATGCTGGTGAAGATGGAGTTGGTATCTTCTTTGCGGCTGCTATGACTGAGTTGGAGATTCTCAGTTTAGTATCTGAAAACTATTTTGCATATTGCAGTGTAACTCCAATTACTATCGACAAGATGAACAAGGGTATTGTTCAAAACTATGTTGGAGACAATGCCACAGGAGGAACAGTGGTTGACCCAGGCACATAAGCTAACTAGCTAAAGTGTTTCACTAGAGGGAGGAAAGGATTAAACCTTCCTCCCTCTATCTTTATTAAGAAGGTTCAGATAACTGTCATATGATTAACTCAAGCAAAATCAAGTTAAGTCCTACAGGCGGTGCAGGAGTTGCAGCAGCTAATGGACATATCCCTTTTATTGGTAAGATATTAGCTATCTTATTAATTCCTACAGGTATGCCTGCAACTATGGATACTACTATCACTATTACTCAAGATGGTGATAGTACAACTGATATTGAGACAGTTGCTACCTTTACAAATCAGAACGCTAATACTAAGCATTATCCTAGAGTTCTAGAGCAGGATAACACTGGTGCCAACTTAACTACTTATGACAAATTTGCTACTGTTAACGGAGTAGAAGTAACAGTAGCCCAAGCTGACAATGGTACTGATTCAGTAGAAGTAGAAGTAATATACGAAACTGACTTTTCAGGTGCATAACATCGAGAGTATAAATACTTAATGGCTAATACCTCTTACTCTATTAAGTTAGATGCCAAAACCTCTATAACTATAACCCTTGACAGAGTGCTATCTCAGGGTATAACATTAGATGGTAAAATTAGCGCGTCAATCACATTAGACTCAAAAGATTCGAAGTAGAGCTATTAGGTAGCAATGGCTGTAGTACCTAAAAAGTTATTAGACTCTAACAATGACGATGTTGTGATTGTTGCTGGCACCGACTTCGATATAGTATTTACTCTAACCAAGAATGGTGGGAGTACTTTAGATGTAACAGGAGGTACTGTTACATGCTCAATACGAGCAGAAGGCAGAAACTCTAATGTTATCTCTGACCATGCTGTAGCTATAACAACTGCTGCAAGTGGGATAGTAACTCTTAGTATATTAGATACAGAGAGTAGTGCTTTAATAAGTCCATCATTAGGGAGTCCTTTGGACACAGTACTCCATTTAGCAGATGTTAAACTATTAGAAGCAGACTTAAATATACGAAACTTTGGACCTTTCAGCTTTGGTGTTAGAAGGCCGATAACATAATGGCTAAGCTTTCAGAATACATATTAGAAACGAGGCAAGGAGTTCTTGAAGTTGCTGGTGAAACTCAATATGATATGGGTGAGGATCCTTATGGAAACTTTGTTCGCCGTGCATTGCGTCGTTATTCTATAGACAAGCCATTAATCAAGGTGTCAGCAATTACTGGAAGTGATACTAGGTACATAACAGTTAACTCTACAAATCTACCAGATTATGTAGATGGTTCAAGCAAGATAACACAAATAGAAGCTAAAGCTCCTGTGATAGCAAGCAATGAGCTTCCAAACTTTTTAGACCGTGATGAGTGGGATTTGTATCGTGATGAAACTGCTTTACGTATTCATTTAAAGACTACAAAGCCTAGTTCTTCTGATACGATAAGAGTTACGTACACAATTCCTCACACTATAAATGAACTTGATAGCGAGACCGTAGATTCAGTTCCAGACCTAGATAAAGATGCTATTGTCTTGTACGCAGTTAGTCAAGCACTAATGGCTCTAGCTGCAAAGTTCTCAGGAACGTCTGACCCTACTCTTAGAGCAGACGTAGTTAATTATCGTACTAAATCTCAAGAATACAGGATGCAATCCGAAGCGTTCAAAAAGATGTATAATGAATGGATTTCTGACCCATTAAAAGCTGCATCAATAGTTAGAGATATTAACTTCGGATTCTCTTTTGCTGACAATCAGCCATTCTTAACACATCGTTCAGCTAGTAGAAGATAATGCCACGACTTGAAATACAAGCTGCAATTAAAACTATCTTGGAGGAAGTTCCTAATATCGGAAAAGTCTATGACTCTATTCGTTGGACTAATGACCAAGGTAACTTTATAACAGCATTTGCAGAAGATATAGATGGTCAAAACCAAATACGGTCTTGGATGATTTATCGTTCTGGTGGAGGATTTGATTATGGTTCCAGAGAAAATAGCTTAGGAACTGAAATTGCAATTCCTATTAAAAGTAAGTTAGCTAGATATGACTTCAAGATTGAAGGGTGGGCATCTTTCAGAGACGATGATACTGATATAGAATTTCAGGCTTTGCTAGATACTCTTGAAGCTAAATTCGAAGCTAATATATCGCTTAATCAAACAGCCTTGATTAGAAGTGCGATTACATACGAGATAGACCACCAATTCTTTGGTGATTACTTCGTACATCATGTAATACTAAGCTTCTACGCAGTACCTAGTATAAAAGGTATTACTCCTTTATAAGGATTTAACAAATGGCTAGCGTAACACTTTATTCAATTCACAAAAATTCAGAGAGGGCTTACATATGTAGTCAGGGTCATAATCATGGTTGTAAAAATCATGAGGTAGCATGTCCTGAAGAAGAAGTTCAAAGCCTATTAGACGAGTTTTCTGATACGCTTGATGTCTTACCTTGGTTAAATATAAACAACGAGTGGGAAAGGTCCAAGCCTGAGCAAGTTAAAACTAAAACTAAAGAACAAGGTGATAAATAATGGTAACTTTACAGCATCGTTCTCATAGAGAAGTAGTTACCCTAGCGTTACAGACCTTTGCTAACCTTGGTACTCCGACTGACCCAGGTACACATATGATGCCTGTGACAAGCTTTAGTGCTAAGGAGAACTACGAGCAGTTACTAGATAATGGAAGGCGTGGCCCTGATGCTATGGACTTTCGAGCGGTTCAAGGTGTTAAACATGTAGAGATAACTATGGAAGGCGTTATTCAAATGAACGCCCTCACTGGTTCTCCAATTGGTATGTTGTTACGCAGTATCTTGGCAACTGGTACTAATGCAACTGCATACCCTACTCCAATTGAGATTAGTACCAATGCAGTTTATAAGCATTATCGTATGTTGGGTAACGAGCATGAATACCTTACTATCCAACATTATGATAACTTAGCCGCTGCTAACTTTAGAGAATTTGAAGGGTGTCGTTGTACAGAGCTAACTATCAGTTTCAATACTGGTGAAGGCCTATTAACTTATAGTGCTACTCTTATCGGTAGAAACTTTACTAAAGAAACAGATACTATGGATTTGCTGGCTTCACAGGATACTACACTAGAGGATCCTTTCCCAGGCTGGCAAGCTGCTTTAGTATTTAATGGCTCTGCTAATACTAATCTGATTTCTGCTGAATGGTCACTCAAGAGGTCAGAGAACAGATTGTACACTGGAGCATCTTCTCAGTTATTCAAAGCCTTGCACTTTGGACCACTTGAAGCTACAGTAGCTATGGTATTCGACTATAGCGCGACTGAGCTAGATTTGTTCAAAGCTGGAACACAAGTAGAAATTACTACTAATTTTACTAATGGTCTTGCAACTACCGCTTTACGAGGCTTTGATATATCAATGGAAACTGCGTCCCTTTTGGAGGCACCTGCTGAAGTTGATTCATCTGGAGAGACTATGACACTTGCACTCTCAGCTAGAGGGCTAT